AGAACAAAAAGTGAACAAAAGACTTCTCAATAAAAGAGAATTAGAGTATCGTATTTTACAACAGAAACATCAGAGTGAAAGGAATCAATCAGCCTTAGAAATAATCATAGATATTTTTTGCGAAGGCAAGAAAGTTAATGTTTATCAGATAAGTCAGAATGATTACGAATTGGAATACTAATGATTACAGAACAACAAGTACAGACTGCTCTTGATTGGATGATTACCAATGAAGATGAAATGGCTAAAAGAAAAGCTGACTACCATGACTTAGATCGTTTTAGTAAAACAATTAAAGCAGAACTTATGTCCAAGGTTAGTAGTAATATGAGTGTCAGTGCCAGAGAAATAGAAGCTCTAGCCAACGAAGAATACAAAACACATTTAGATAACTTACGAGAAGCAGAACAAAGATTTCTTCAATACGAATATAAGATGGATCACAACAAGATGATCTGTCAGTTGTGGCAAACTATAAGTGCCAACAAAAGAACATCAATCTAATTTGTGGAAAATATTGAACCGTCATTCAATCTGTCTGGCGACAGTTTGTTGTGGGTTAGTGTTATTATGCAATGCATACATGATGCAAAGTTAGATTTTAACGATACCCAAATACATTATTCACCTAAGAAAAAAGGTCAGAACAAATATGACATTACTGATAATCATGGTTATAAATTATCACAAACACGATTAAAAGATTACCACAACTGTTTAGATGCTAGGCTATGGTTTGAGAAACAAGATGAAGATTTTAAAATAGTATGTGCATTGGCTAACTTACATGGTGACTTTGTTTATAGACTCTACCAAGAAGTTTTAGCAAATGATAAGATTGATCCAACAGAAATGCTTAAAAGGTTTATGCGTTAGTTAAGTAAAGGATTGCCTTGTGATACTTTCATTTCATTAATCATTGATTCTAAATATTCTAAAGCTGCTCCATTAATTTTAATGTCAGCCTTTAAAGACTCAATAGATGTATATACTTTAGTTAAATCTACTGTTTTATTTACAGTAAACTTTTTCTTTTCGATAGCGTCTAGTCTTTGGTTAAATGTACCCCAAGTGTAAAATCCACCACCTATTGTACAGACCAAAGTTATCAATAGTCCTACCTTTTGTAATTTTTCAATCATTGTCTTGCCTCTAATAATGCTTTTAATTTAAAATATGCTTGGTTAGTTTTGTCTTTAGCAATATTAACCTTAATATTGTGTTGTGTTATAGGATCAATAGAACCCATTGATACTTGATCGCTGTATATGTTTTTGCTGTAACCAGCCAATACGATCTGATTAAAGAACGCAGGATTGCCATCAGCTAATTGTCTATTGTCAAAGATAGCATTGTTCATAGTAGCGTAACTAGATATATCTACTTGGTTAGATACCATAGCTCGACTAACTAATTCATTAACTACCACTAAGGTAGCTTCAATCTTTTCTATTTGGCTTTGTACTTTGCCATCAATATATTTTTCAACTGCGACTACATCAACAGATACTTCTGGTGTTTCTTCAGTTACTTCAGGTTCTTCTGCAGCAACTATATCTTCCTCCATTGGTTCGTCAGTAGGTTCTGGTCGTTCTTCTTCAACTTCTGCCTCGACAACTTCTTCTTGTTTTGGACTATCTGTTTCTTGAATTGGTTGCTCTGCAATAACTTCTTCGCTACTGGGTTGCTCTTCAACTGGTTCATCAACTTGCTCCACCACTGCAATAGGATCGGCCTCTGGTTCTGGAGCTGCGGGTTCAGGTGCAGTTGTTGTTTCCACAACTGGGATAGGATCGTATGCATCAGTAATTTCTTTTGTGTTAAATTCTTCTTCAGGAATGTCTGGTTCTGGTTCAGGCATAGGTATGTTAACTGGTATAGAAGCCACGATAAATACAGGCTCATCTATTTCTATTTCTTCAGGCTCCCATTTATATTCAGGTACATCTATAACTATCTCTATTTTTGGTTGTTCAATGTCTACAATTATATCTACCAGATCATCTTCAATATCTACAATTACATCAGCTATATCTTCTACTGCTTGAGGACAAGTGTTAGGTGTACGTTCCCAACAATAAGTGATTGCACTAGAGCTACTGCTTGTAGTAGTACCATAGGTAAGACTCAATGCAGGATTCTTAATATCTGCAGCTCTGTGTCCACTAGTTATCTCATGTGTAAAATCAAATCTAACTTTAACAGAACCATTGGTACTAGTGTTAGCACCGATACTCATTATATCTTCGTAGTTAGTATAGGCAGTAGTAGCATTACTTGAGATTGTTCTAGTTTGTGTAGTCGTCTCATCAGCATCATTAGTATATGACTGACTCATTATTACAGACTGTTGATTCTTATTCCAAAACCAAATGTCAGCAGCTAACTTAGATGTAAAGCCTTCAGATAAACTATTACTTAAACCACCATCTGCTTGATATATTTTTGTTTCTACATACTTACCATGTACACCTGCAATAGTTCCATTGCCATGTCTAGTTGACTGATTAGTTCCAAACCAAGTACCATCAGTAAAGTCCTGACTAATTAGATTACCAGTAGTAGTGTAGCTAGTATTGTATGTAACTGTGGTAGTAGTCTTGTCACCTGGATTAGGTAGGTTCTCTGTAATTGTAACTACGTCTGCGTTACTCGTTACCGAGTTTAATAGTACCACCAGAATAATTAATAACCTGACTATCATCTATATCCTTTAATATTTCATTATCTATTTGTTCTGTAATGCGTAGAGTCTTAACATACTCCTCATAGTCTGGTCTTAGCTTACCATACTTTTCCCATTCAGTTTTTGCTTCACTACCAATTTTTGAATTGTAAGGACAGTAAGTACCTGCCATGTGCATTGCACTAAACACTCTTGAGTCTTGACACATAATAGCAATCGCAGCAACTTTCATGTTCATGTCATGCAGAGCTTTAGCTAGTTTAAGTCTTTCACAATTTAAATCACGCTTCGTCATACCAAGACTAGCACCAAACGAAAAAGTTTGACCACCAGCAGATATACCTACAGTACATAAGTCTTGCGACATACTAGATATAGCAGGAGCTGATGCACTAGGTACTACTCTGGAATCACCAGTGTATGCATTAGTTGTATTAGTTGTATTGGTATTGCTACTTGATCCTGTGCTATAGGTAGTGCTAGCAGAAGATGAGTAGCCTCCTGTTATGGCTGTATTTGAGCCACTAGAATTTACCTGATCATTGTCAGTTGCACCAGAACTAGTAACATCTGCTATTGCAGAATCCATTAATGCACTAAAAGCCCACAACATACCTACTGTGATAACTACAGCTATACCTATACTTCTCATCATACTTCTTCTCCATATCTGCTCTCGCAGTAAAATTCAAAACCTGTCATCTCATCAACGTAGTCAATAAGGTGTGGAGCTAACAACTCAACCTTATGGTCGGTAATAAATTCCCAACACGCCCAAGTATCGTCAAATGATTTTAATTTATATTCTCTAGTAAGTTGTTCTCCACCACTAAATGTCAGCATGATGGTTATAACAAAGAACATCATTTTTTAACTAATGATCCACCAAAGTATAAACCAATAATAGCTGATACAAGGTTAGTATCTAATGGGGTTATGACGATACCTCTATGTGCCATAGGTACCCACTTCATAATTTCTTTACCTTCTAAAAATAAGAAGCCAGGTTTAAATTCTGTGTAACCTACAATCACTTGTGCTTGTGGGTCTATTAAGGGAAGTATCTTTGGTAAGACTACAATCGAGAATACTGCTGTTAAAGCAATAATACGTCTAGTCCACTGGAAGCCTACGTTTTCGTATTCACGTGCTTCTTTAAATATCTCTGCTTGTTTATCAGCTCTTGCCAATAACATTTTTTGTTCAGATTGTTTGGCTTTAATAGATTGCGACCATACAGTCATCAATCCACCAAGCATGGTACTACCCAGCATGGTAATCATTTCAAATGGCATTAGTGCCTCCTATTTAATTGTATATCCTGTCGGCTGGGTCGATAAGTTGGGAGTCTTGTCAGGTTGATTACCTGAAAGAATATCTTCTATGTTTTTATTTATGTACCAAATTACTGAACCTATAATACTATCTCTAGTAAAAGTGTCCGAAATATCTTTTAGTGGACAGCCATACTGTAATAGTAATGATACTGCCTTACTAGAACTGCGAAGTTCTCTATCTAATGTAGACTCTGACTTTTTAGTTTTAATCCATACAGCTACAGGTAAAATTCCATTTTTATCAAATACATAATCAAGGATAGCATTGAGAGGATTTTCGTCTACTGTAATTCTCACATTATGTGAGTACATTCTGTTTGGTGTTTGAAATCTTGCCACTTCAGTCATTTTCTAATTCTATCAACATTTGCAATACGTGTATTGCTTTGTTGAGGTTTTCAATTCGAGAGCCTTTTTTTCTAATAATATACTGAATAGCATCGCCTTCAGCTTTACCTATTTTATTCTTTATAAAAAATTCCATAGGTTGAATCTTGAAGTCTAAGTAATGTTCACCACCAACTTGTTCATAAAACGAACTCATGGACAGACTTTATTCCATTTACCACCCTTTGACAAGACCATTGGTAACAATTTTGGTAAACCATCTATGATGATACCACAACTAATAATAGGTCGAGACTTTTGGGTTTTGCAATACTCGAAAGCTAGTGACTTAGCATCTATAAGACAGCCTACTTGCATACCCCAGTTTAAATTATTAGGGTTTCCCCAGTACTGTATTGAACAAGATGAATGATAGTGGCCTTGCACTGTTGGACAACCATATTGCTGTGCTACCTTTAACACGTTAGCTGACTTGCCATGACAGAAGTAAACCTCTTGACCATTGGACATGGTGATAAGAAGATCATCGTGCCACTTCCAACCAGTCCCTACTTGTAAGAACTCATTATAAGACTTCATGGCAGCTCTTGGCAAACCACTAGCCTTCTGTCTACGATAGACTAACGAACCATGATTACTGTCCATCAGATCTACTTTAGGAAACAGTTTTTCCATTTCATGTATGGTAGGTAGTGAGGCTTGATGTTCGGCACCTGCACTGTATAAATCAGGATCACTGTCGTGAAAACTTATGGCATGAGAATCAACTTCATCACCAATGTGTATAACACGATCAGGCTTGTACTTTTTTTTAATAGCAGTAAGAAATGAAATTAAATCTGGATGATGGTAAGGACAGTGTGTATCTGAAATATTCCC